GAAATACCGCCGGCAAATGTACCTCCTCTTAGCCGCGCTCCTCGAACGCCACGGAATCGCCGCGAGGATCAACAATGCCCTCGCCGCCTAACTCCTCGGCGATCGCCAATTCGCTGATCGGCGTCCTCCTCGCCGATCCGCAACTCGCCGCCTTGATGCCGGACGGCGTGTATTACGACGTCGCCCGCGCCGGCGCGAAACGCTTTGTCATTGTCTCGTTTGTCGACGGCGTGGACATCGCCACGTACGACGGCCGCGCTATCGAATCGGCGCTCTACCTCGTAAAGGCCGTGGCCCTGGCCTCGACCGGCGGCAACGTGGAGGCCGCGGCCGAGCGGATCGATGCGCTCCTCGAGGATCAGTTTTGGACGATCGCGCCAGGCCTCGAGCTTATGACGTGCTTTCGATCCGGCAACGTCCTCCGCACCACCGAGCCCGATAGCACCAACCCCGAACTCTATTGGAACCACCGCGGCGGACGGTACCGCCTCGACGTCGCACTCACCCCGTATCGAACCCTGGGACGCCTCACCGGAAACGAACAGAACGGAAGGGTAACGCCATGATCAAAACCGGACGCTATGGCACCGTAAGCTGGGACCCCACAGGGACGCCGCCCGTCCCGCCCGCAACGGCGCCGCTCATTATTTCGCTGAACAAGTGGAAGGCCAGTTTTAAAACGGACAAACTGGACGTAACCTGCTTCGGTGATGTAAACCGCGTGTATATCCCCGGAATGAAGGACGTATCCGGGACCGTGGCTGGATTCTGGAACTCCGCCGAAATCGCCCTCTTTGAGGCGGCCGACGCCGAGGCCCCCGGCTTCCTCGCCCTGGCGCCCAACTCCACCGAGCCCGATTTCAATTGGTCCGGTAGCGCGTACATGGACGCCGATATCGATTGCAGCGTCGACGGCGCTCCGACCGTCTCCGGTACGTTCATGGCCGCCGGCCCCTGGACGTTCGCGCATACGCCGTAACTGAAAGGCGCCGCGTGTGGAACAACGGCGAGACGCTTCGCGTCCGCGGCAAACGGGCGGAACTCCTCGCCGCGTACGCGCCGGCGGCCCAACTCCACGACTGGACGATCGCCAAAATCGCCGGGACGTGGACGTTGACGGCCGGCGCCGATCGCGTCAACCCGATCCTGCTCCGCGGCGCCCTCCGCTTTGCCGCGCCGCGGCGCCCTGAACTCGGCGGATTTTGGTACTTGCCGATCGCCGGCCCCGTCACCCTGGCCGGCCGATCGCTCACCGCGAAATTAGCCATTGGCAAGGATGCCTTGCCACATAGCAAGAAGGCGTAACCGTATGTCCCGTTTTGTCCGGCCCGAGACGGCCGTCCTCACCCTCCCGAACGGCGACCAACTCACGATCCGCCGGCGCCTCACCGCCGGCGAACAAATCGCCGCGTACGCCAAGCTCTACACGGACGGCCCGACGCCAGGCGGCCGCATTAACCCGCTCGAGACCGGCATCGCCTTGATTGAGGCCTACCTCCTCGACTGGACCCTCACCGACGACGACGGCCGCCTAGTCCCGCTCCGCACGGATCCGCACCGCGCCCCGGAGCCCGCCACGCTCCGCGCCGCCCTCGAGAGTCTGTCGTACGAGGACCTTGTGGAAATCAAAGAGGCGATCGAAACCCACGAACGCACGATGGCCGCCGAGCGGAATGCAGAAAAAAAAAGAATCCAAGATGGAAAGAAAACGTCCTCGCCGATATCCGCATCGCCCGACGATGCGGATGGACCCTCGACGAAGTCCGAAATCTTGACCCTGACGACTACGCATTAGTGATTGAGGAACTCGTACGCGAACAAACGCCGCCACCGACCGACGACCTCGAGGACTAAATGGCCGATATCACCGGCACATTTAACGCCGATTTCGCGCCGTTTAAGGACGCCGTGGAGGAGGCGAAAACTGTACTCAAAACCTTTGAGGACGGCGCCAGCAAGGCGCAAGGGTCGCTCCAACGGCTACAGGATTCCTTTTCCGGCCTCAAAATTATTCAGCAAGCGGAGCTCATGGCCGAGGCCATCGAGCGGGCCGGCGGCGTCACCACGCTTACGGCTAACGAGCTCGCCCGCGCCGGCAACGTGGCCGCGGAGGCCGCCGAGAAAATCCGCGCCCTCGGCGGGACCGTCCCCGCCAATATTCAAGCCCTGGCCGACGCCGCCGGCCACGCCAGCAAAGAAACCGACGCCCTCGGCGTCTCGTTTACCAAGTTAGTCGGCTCCATGATCTCCGCCGAGGCGATTATCGGCGCCGTCAAAGCCGTCTGGAATGGCCTCACCTCGGAAGTCGCCGCCAGCATCACCGCCGCGAGCGAGGCCGAAAAAGCCCACGTCCAACTCGTGGCCGCGCTCCGCGCCCAAGGCACCGCGATCCCGTCCGTCGTCTCCGCGTACGAAGGCTACGCCACGGCGCTCCAAAACACGACCATCTATCAGGACGACGCCCTCGAAGGCGCCATGGCGCTCCTCGTTCAAGTCGGCAATGTGATGCCGAAGGACATGGGCCGCGCCCTCGAGGCCGCCACAAATTTAGCGTCCGGCCTGGGCAAGGACCTGAACGAGGCGACCATGCTCGTAGCCAAGGCCGCCAACGGCAACACGACGGCCCTCGAGAAATCCGGTATTGCCCTCGACGCCGTGAAAGTTAAGAGCGAAGGATTCGGCTACGTCCTCGACCAAATCACCGAGAAATTTGGCGGCCAGGCCGCGGCGCTCGCCGGCACGTATCAAGGCCGCCTGACCCAACTCAATAACACGTGGAACAACGTGGAGGAATCGATCGGCCGCGTCATCACGCAAAACGCGACCGTCCTCACGGCGATCGACATGGCCAGCAAGGCGATCGCCGGCAACACGAAAGAACTTAATTCCAACAACACGGCCAACGAGCTCGTATCCGAGGCCGTGATCGGCCTGGTCCGCGCCTTGGCGCTTGGTATCGACGCCGTCGGCCTCACGATCTCCGCGTACTACAACCTCCGCGTGGCCGCGGACGAAGTCGGCGCCGCGATCGTCAACTTGGGCGGATACGCCCTCGACAGTGTCGCCGCCATTATGTCCGTGCAGAAGTATTACAACCCGCTCGCCTGGACGAGCATGTGGAAAAACGCCACGGCGGAAGTCCAAAACGCCGCGGCCACGCTGCACGGCGCCGCGCAAGGGTTCCACGCCGATAGCGCCGACGCCCTCGCCTCACAATCCCGATGGGCGGACGGCCTCGGCAAAGTCTCCGCCGGCCTCAATTCGTTTGCCGCAAACCTCGAGTCCACCCGCGGTAAAACGCAACCGTTCGCCGCCACCCTCGACGGCACCTCCAATGCCTGGGACCGTGACACCGAAGCGATCGAACGCAACAAAAAGGCCGTGGAGGCCGCGGCCGCGGCGTGGATGAAAGCCGAGGAGGATACCGCGAAAATTTGGGACCAGGCCTTTGTGGCCCGCGCCAACTTGGATACCAATAGCCTCGCCTCGCATCTCGCCGTGCTCGAGGCCAAACGCCTGGCCGATATCAACGAGGCCGCCCGCACGATCGCCGACGCGGACCAAATTAACGATCGCATCTACGCCATTAACGCGAAATACGCGGCCCTGGCCGTCAACGAAGTCAATAAGAAAAACGACGAAATCGCCGCGAGCAATGACAAGCTCTGGAACGAATACGATCAGCTAATCGGCCGCGTCACCGCCTCGAGCTATCAGACGCAAACCGCCGCGATCCAACGCTGGTACGACGACACCGTCACGGCCACCGAGGCCGCCGGCAAAGCGGACGCCGAATTTTGGGACGCCATTACCAAGCTCTACGTGGAGAAATGGCGCCAAGCCTCCCTGGACGTCCGCGCCATCGCCAAGACCGAACAGACCGAAACCCGCGAAGGCCTCCAAGCCACGGCCGACGAGGCCAAACGCAATTTGGATTACGCCCTGACCCAAGTCGGCCACTGGTCCAGCGAAACGATCCAGAAGTACCAAGACACGTACGACAAGGCCCAACAGGCCGCCGATATGTACGGCGTCACCGCGGCCGGCGCCCAAGACAAGGTCAAAGCGAAAACCGACGCCGCGAAGGCCTCGACCGATGCCCTCACCGGCAGTATTCAAGGCGCCGCGGCCGCCTCCAAATCCCTCGCCGATTTGATGGATTCGCTATTCCCGCAGGGTTCCAACGGCGCCGCCCGCCTCTTGATGTACGGCGGAGACACGGCCGGCGAGGCCGCGTATAAGGCCGCCGGCGGCATCATTTCCGGATCGATCGGCGGAGGCATCCTCCACCGCGCCGGAGGCGGCCCGCTCGCCGCGAGTCAGCCCGCGATCGTCGGCGAACACGGCCCCGAGCTTTTCGTCCCGACCGTGGCCGGCCAAGTCCTCCCGAACGGCGCCACGCCTGGCGCCGGCATTTCGATTACGAACGTGTTTCACATCGTCGACACCGAGGCCGGCATTACGCGCCGTGTCGCCGACAACATCGCCCGATCCGTCCTCCGCGGGACCAAGGCCTCGTAATGCCGTCACCCCCCAACGACCAATACGGCATCCTCGGCCATCGCCTCGGCTTTCGGCTGAACTACCTGCCGCCGGCGCTCCGCGCTATTCGAGAAACCAAGGGGATTATTCGCCTCGACGGCGTCCCCGTCCGCGTCCGTGTCGGCTCCGTGAATATCCGCGACGTCATCAACGACACGCCGAACACGTGCACCCTCACGATCGACAACGACACGCCGCCCAAAGTCGGCCAACGCCTCACGATTAAGATCAACGCGAACAACCCGCGCCTGTTGTTTGCCGGCGCCCTCCAAACCGTCGGCCTCACCTATGAAGGCCGACCCGTTTCCACCGTCTACCCCTGCCAAGCAATCGACGATACGCCTGGCGCCAACCGCAAACTCCCGTACGGCTCGTGGACGAACGTGTCCGCCACAATCGTGGCGCAATACCTGATCGCCAACTTTACCCCCGGCTACTCCGCCGCGGCCGTGCAAGCCAACCTCCCGGCCGTCACCGTCAATTTTGACAGCACCGAAGGTATGGACGGTTGTTTGCGCCAATTGGCCAAACTGATCGGCGGATATTTTTATTGGGAAGATTACACGCTGCATTTGTTCACCGACGGCGAACCTGGCGACACGCCGGATCCGATCGACGCCACGCACAAGTTTCTCCACGACCCGCCGATTAGCCTCTCCGTCGACACGTCGCAAGTCCGGACCCGCGTCTACGGCAAAGGGTACGCGGAGGAGATCATCGCCGACGTCGCCGCCGGCGATCCGATCGTCCCCATTTCCAACGCGGTAATGTTTAATCCGGCCGGCGGCAAGGCCGTCACCGAAACCCAACGCCTCGCCTACACCGGCACGACGCCAGGCGGAGGCGGATCGTTAGTCGGCCCCGGCATTGGGCCGGCCGCGGCGCCGACGCTCACCCTGCAAGACGGCGCCGGCGTCACCCCTGGCCAACACTCGTACGCCGTCACGTTTCAAACCGCGGCCGGCGAATCGCTCCTCTCGCCCTTGGCCGCGATCGCCGTCGGTCTCCGTGCCGCACCCGCGCCGCCCCCCACGATCGGCGTCCCCACGTTCGCCGCGTCCGGCGGCGTGGATGCCGGCACGCATCAATACGCCTATAGCGAAGTGACCGCCTCCGGCGAAACCGTCCCGTCTGCGCTAACGCCCTACACCGTCCGCAACCTGACCGATCCGACGATCGCGCCCGTCTGGAACGGCACGCAGAGTGGCGCATGGGCGGCCGCCACGCCACCCTGGCAGGCCGGCGCTCAAGTGCAATTCCAATACTCGTATTCCAGTGATCAGAACTCGTACGCGCACGAAACGAACCTCTCGCCCGCCTCCGCGCCCGTCACGCTGAAGCAGGCCGCCGGCGCCCCGGCCGGCACCTACAACCCGCCCAACATCGTCGTCCCGCCCTCATCCGATCCGGCCGCCAAGTGGCTTACGTTGTGGGGATTTGTCCCCGGCGTGCAATTTGTCGCCGTCTGGTGTGGGTCTACGCAAAATATCTATCCCGGCACCTCGCCGACACTCGCCGCGCAAGGCCTCAACTCAC